CCGGGTCGGTGGAATCGGCGAGCGTGTTCTCTGGGTCGATCGCTTCCGGAAGCGTGGAATCAGAGGGCCGCGCAAACTCGACGGTGAAACCTCCAACGATCCAATCGTCGAAAGCAAAGTTGTTTAGCCATGGCAGGTGATCGCGCATCCACCGTTCCATGTAGCCGCCATTGAAACCGAGCGAGGTCGTGCCCGTGGGGATGGCTCGCGTGCGGATCTTCTGTTTTTGGTGTGATCGAGCTGAACCTCTCAGCGGAATCGTTGCCACAATCCCGCCAGGAGCTCGGCCTGTGGCATCCGCCGGATAGATGTCGCTCTCGACGGTCGTGTAGGTGTTCCCGTCAAAGTCGTGATCCTTCTCGTATTTGAATTGGACGAACGGCGGAACCAGATCCTTCCGGTGAGTGTATCGCGTGCTGACGACTCGTCTATCCGTGGCATCTAACTCATAGAGCGTGGTCGGCTCCACAATGTGGAGGATGGGAGTTTCCGCGGAGTAATCGAAAGAAGCGACGGCGCCTGGATGCCAACGCATGATCGATCGCACGACTTCCGCGCACGTCTGATCCCGTCCCTCAACACTCCAGACTTGCTGGCCGGCGAGGACATTCCCGATGCCGAAAGGGGCGGCCAACCCTGCCTCCTGAACGGAGGCGATTACGTAGGCCAAGATCGCGTCGAGCTGGTCGCCGGTTGTGATCAGCGTGCCGGCGTCGTTCATCCCAAGCAGGACGTGAGAACGGAGCGCGGATTTCAGCTCGACGGGCGAACCGCTGACGCTGGCATCGAGATCAATCTCAGACCAGTTCTGTTGGAAGACGAGGTTTTCTAGATACCACCATGGCCCAGAGATCTCGAACGTCTGCCCCTCGGATCCATCCTGATCTCCGATCCATGGGAGCTTGGTGACGATCCCCTGAAACCATTTCAGGTTATTCCGGTAGACCTTAATCGTGTCCCCATAGGAAAATGGCGGGACAGGGTTTGCCTCAACCGGGCTGGCATCTCTGAGCTCGATGGGGGAGAGATCACGAAGCACGATGTTATCCACGCCATCGACATCTGGAACATCGACGATTTCGAGCGTCAGGACATCAGGTGTCATGCTCTGCACCCTGCGGGAAGCCATCGTCACTCCCCACGCCTCAGCGGATTGTCTCGTCCCCTTGTGCTCGATTTCCCAGAAGGCCATGGCTATCGCTGATTGCGCAGGTTTTTCACCTGCCCTTGAAGATTGTCTATGGTGGAGAGAGCGCGGGCCATCTCAGATTCCAGAGCAGCAGCCCGAGCCCCAACAGAAAGCAGCCCCTGAACGCCCGACTGTTGGGTTGCGAGGATTTGAGCAAGGATTCGGCGAAGGCTGGCCGTTTGCTCCTCAAGCACGGCACCGAGTCGCTGGGCATCCTCATTCGTCGATGTGACTGCCTGCTGAGTGATGTCGCCGACTCCCGCCAGGTTGCCCTGGCCGACTCCCTCAGAAACACCCTCAATCCTTCCTTGCTGGGCAGGATCAACGGCAATGGCCGCCAGTCGCTCCAGCGTGGCCGCGATTCCCCCGAGCACGTCGCCTCCTTGATCCTGTAGCGTCGAGAATCTATTCTCTTCAGCTTTCGCTCGCTCCTTCCGTTGGTTGGCCTGAGCCGAGGAAACCGCGCTCTGTGTCTCTCCTTGGGCAAGCTGGCCCTGGAGCCTGGCCTTTTCGCGCTGGAATTCGATCTCGTCTTGCAAAGCCCGAATCTCTCTGGCGTGGCCCGCCCGCGTAGCCTCAAATTCAGATGTTAGGTCGGTGACTTCCTGCTTGGCGTTGGCGAGTGCCTCCTGCGCTGATTTCAGCTCAGATCGGGCTTGTTTCTTCCTCTCGTCATCAACAGGTAATTCTTGGCCCCGCTTCAAATCAAGAAGCTGGCTTTCAAGCCGAAGGCGCTGGTTGCGAACCGACAGCTCAAGGAAACTTGGCCCCAAGCTTCCATCTTTTTGAAGATCGGCCTCACGCTTTTCCAGTCCGGCAATCTTTGTCTCAAGCCGATTGATGAAGTCTTGGCGGGCCGACCCCGGACGCCCCCTCAACTCCGCCTCAAGTGAGGCGATCTGATTGGCGAGCTTTGACTCCTGTTCAGCCTGAAACGATATCTTCTGTTGAAAATCAACACGCTGTTGCTCTGCCAGCTCCAGCGTCCGCTGGAGCCCCTGGATCGTGTTCTGTGAAGTGGCCTGGCCAGCGGCTTCCCTCGCTGCACCCTTCCGCCGCTCCTTCTCCAGTGGGCTCAGGGTTTTGTCTCCCTCGATCTCCTGAATCTGGAGTTTCAGCCGAAGGTCCACCAGTTCATTGGCTCGCGTGACATTCTTCTGAATCGACCGCTCAAGCCGATCGTAGTTTGCAGCCAACCGAGAAATGCTGGCCTCTGCTTCCTCCGCCCCCTGTTTGGCTGCTGCTTGCAGGTCAGCGACGATCTCCTTGACCTTCTCCGTCTCCTCTGCGGCCTTGTCCGCGATTTTCTCGATCTGCTGGGGCATCAGGCCCAGGAACCGGAGAGTGCCGATCAGTGCCGCCGTAAGGCCATTGAGCGAGGAAATCATCACCCTTACTCCCGCCTTGAACGGCGCTGCAAATGGAGTGGCCACGGCAGCGGTGAACTGCCCCCAGGCATCCCGAAGCGTCGAGATCAGACCGTTGATGGTCTTCGATCGACGCTCCATCTCGCCCTCGAAGCTCTTCAATGTAGATTCCAGCAATCCCCATGCCTCCTCCCCCCGAGTGCCTTCCTTGTGCAACTCACGGAGCTTGAATGAAGTGTCAGCCGAAATAAGGCCCAGCTCCTGAAGTCGGAGGGTTGATTCGCCAATCTCCCCTTTGCCGGATTTCAGGGCGGCATTGAGCCGGCCAACGTGGAGCGCCACATTTTGGATTGTCTGGTCGAGTGATTCGCCTGGCCGCTGGGCGACCGCCGCAGCATCACCCACAAGTCGCAGGCTCTCTTCGGCGCCGAGCGCGTTCCCCGAGAGCGTTTCAAGAACACGGCTGGCCGTTGCCAGTCCGGCGATTGAGAGCGGCGTCTTGGCCGCAAACTCGCGCATTTCCTGAATGCGCTGCTGTGCTTTGTCTACCGACCCAAGGAGTGTCGTAAAGGATGCCTCCAGATCCTCCGTGACGCCGATCGTCCCAATGCCCTGGCGGACGATTCCGACGAAGCCAAGAAACCCTGCGGCCAGTGCTGCAATCTTGACCGTGGCCGAGGAAGCTCCGGAAGCGATGGCATTGAAGAAACCACTGAGCCGGCCACCGACCGGGATGGCGTTGTTCAGCTCCTGAAGCTTGCCCTTCGTCCGGTCGATCCATTGCGTTCGCGGCCCCTTGGAAAGCTCGTCCTTGGTCCTTCGGATGGCCGGTTGAACCTGCTGCACCCGTTGTTTGAGCGTTCCGAATCGCTGCTGGAGTCGAGCCAGTCCGCGGTCATCGAGATTACCGACCTTGAGCCCCTTCAGGTCTTCCTTGGTCTTCGCAATCTGCTTTTGCAGTTTCCGGAATTCCCGAGTCCCAACGTCCGCTTTAGAGAGCGCGGCCTCTGCCTGCTTCAGCTCCTTCTCTAACTCATCGACGGACGTCTGCGCCTGATCGACGGTTTTCGTCAGGTTCTTGAGATCGGCCTGAGTCTTCTTGGCACCGTCTCCACGGGCCTTTGTCTCAATACCGATACTGTAGCGCTTGTCTTCAGCCATCGCGTTAGGACGGAGCGGTCACGATCTCCATTTGGCCGCCCATGATCGTGACGGTGTGGAAAGTAAGAGATGCCCGCGCCTCGCCGGGAGCGGACAGAATCACGGCGTCTTTGAGCGTCAGCTCATAGAGAGTCGCCGCCGGATCGGCGTTGCCTCGAATCTCGATTGAGCAATCACCGTTCGTCGTCGGCCAAGACTGAGGCAGTGCGAAAGCCCAATACTGAGCCAGCTCATGGGTCGCATAATTCTCAACCCTCGAAAACTGGATCTGATTGCGGATATTCGCTCGCCCGATGTTACGCTGATAGGTCGCACGAAGAGCCGGGACCACCTGAACATTTCTGACGTGTTCAGGCAGCCTCGGCTCAAATTCCATGTCGTGGGTCCAGTCGATCAACTCGACCCCACCTAGCGTAACTTTGATGCTAGAACATAGCCTTGCCACTGTGGTTCATCGGTTACTCGAGATTATCCACAGTGATCGTGCCGAGAGCAGCAGCATCCAGAACGGGGAAGGTGATCTGCGGGCGGACAATGCCGCGCTCGAAGTTCATTCCCTGAATGGTTGCGCTGGTCCAGAATTCGACATCGAGGATGGTGTCGCCATCAGCAACATCGAGCTGCTTCAGCCAGACCCAGCCCTCGACTTCATAGGCTCCCGCCATGACCTGGCCGGCGACCCCGGCAGTCAACTGGCCGGTTCCGAAGAGCAGTTCATAGGCGAGAAGATCGAGCTTGCTGAACGTGGCAACAAACTCCGTGCTCGCCTGCGTGACGACTGATCCCTTCTTGACGTAGGCTCCATTTGATCCTGGCGCGTAGGACTCGTCCTTCTGCACGTCAACATTCGAGGTGATTCCCTCGCAGTTTCCGAGCTCATAGGCGGTCCAGTTTGCGGCTGGATCGTGATCCGGTTTTGCGGTGATCGAAACCGTCGTGGCGTCGACCGTCGTCCCCTCCCGGATGAAGTAGACAAAATTTCCAACTCCTTGAGGCATGATTTTAGATGGTTATTGTTATGTTAAGACTGAGAGCGATTGACCAATCACCCGGTAGACAAAGAAAGGCTTGGGCACCTCGGATAAACGGAAGGCATCCTGGAAGGCGTATTTGAAACGAGTCTCTCCAGACGGGAACGTCTCGAAGATCAGGTCATCGAGCTTCACGATGATTTCGGCCACCACGTCCTCAACATCTCGAAGTTGAGCTACCACCGGCGAGCCATCAGAGAGAGTGAGGAAGTCACTGTCCCTTTCGGTGACGTTGACCTTCTCGCCCCATGGGTTGATCCAGAGATCAGTGACGATGGAGAGCCGCTTCGCTGGGTCGCGGTCCTCGTCGCCTTTGGTGAGTCGCTCGATGGAAACGAAAGCCGCCAGCCCTTTCAGCTTGGACGCCACATGCGAAGACATGTGGCCAGGCTCCAAGGGCCGGAATGGATACACGTGCTCTTGATTGTCAGCGAAAGCTGACGTGTCCTTGATCGCAGAGACGATCACCTCTTTGAGCACGGCAAGCGTCATCAGAAGTCGAGCTTGATCTCTCCGCCGTAGCAGAAAGAAGCGTTCCCCCCGGTTACAGATTCACCGTCTGAACTATTCGTTTCCGTTGTCGTCGATGCCTGGCCGGGCGTGATGTGATAGTGACCGCGTGCCGTGTCCCGAAGACGCTGGATGGCGATCTCGTAGGACTGGCGGCGGCTTTCGTTCATCACAAGATCGGCGCCGGCCAATCGGCCAGCGACTTTCTCCACGGCGATGACGATCGTCGTATCCTTCAACTCGGGCGGGATCAGAGTCGTATCTGAGTCCCGCTCGTTTTCTTTGATATATCCGCGAACCTCGGCCAAGGCCAGAGCGATCCCCGCGGTCACGGGGTCGCTCTGGCCATCTGCTAGATCGTAGGTGCTGACGCCATCATATTCGGGGCTTGAGAGCCTCGACTTGATGTCATCTGCGCTGATCGTGACCCAGGCCATTACTTGTCGGGAGAAGCGTTATTTCTTGGCGGTTCCAGAGGATTTGGCTGCGGCCTTCTTTGCGGGAGCTTTCACTTCCGGCTCCGTGGCCGTTTCCTTTTCAGCGGTTTTCACTTCCCGCTCCGTGGCCTTGGCCTCTTTCGGGGCAGGCTTCAGTTGCTTGAAATAAACTCCGCACTTCGTGACGCCGTTCTTGGGATCGAGCTTCACCCGATCACCTTTCTTGAGCACTTCGCACTCTTGCGTTACGAATTCCTCGCTCGTCACCTCATACTCTTTCAGGTCAGCCATTTCTCAGTCCTCCTGATGTTAGGTGAGCACGCTTGTGAGTTTGCGAACCAAGGTGGATCCCGTCTTCTTCACGTCCGTGTTGTGACGCACGGTGTGGATGTCCGATCGGATGTCTTGGTCTCGGTGACTCTCGACGATCACGTCGATGTCATCTTCCATTCCACTGTCCTCGGCCCAGACGAAGGTCCGGAAGGCGTTGGGGGCCTCGAGGTCTGCGGTGTTGTTCACGTGCGCCAAGACCACCGTGTCACCCCAGATTTGGGACAAGGAGGAGGTCAACCCTTCCTCGGCGGTGTCGTGATACTCGCCCGCGATGATGACGTTCGGAATCCGGAACACGCGAGCCAGGTCTTCCGCTCCAAGAACCGCGACCTGCGAATACTTGAAGAGATCGACCAACGTGGAGTGGTAGAAGAGAACCTCTGCCACTTCGCGAGTCAGAATCATCGTATTGGCGTCGATCCCCGAAGCATCGCGCAGTGCGGTCCGCTGTGTTTTGATGTCAGTGATCGGCGTTCCGCCTGCGTCCCACTTCGTGGAGGGCGTTGCGCTTCCAACCGACCCATCGTCAACCAGAGCCTTCACTTCCAGCTCGTGGTTATAATGGATCACAGACATGGCGCGACGGATAGCCGCCTGGTCAGCGTCAAACTGGGAGCGGTATTTCTTGCGCTCCGTGTCGTCGATTTTGACGGCATGGCCCTTGTCCTCACAGTTGTAGGTGTCACTCGACAGAGTGATGGAGCTGTGAGTGTAAGGCGTGCCTGGCGCACGCATGATGTTGGTCGGACGGCGAAGCAGGTTCTCTTTCGAGAAGATCGGATACTTGGCCGCCTGCTCACCAGTGCGGAACATCGGAGCCAGCGCATGGCCAGCCCATTGAGTGCCATCATTCCAGTGCTCATACGCAAGCTGCGACAAGACTGGATTGAAGGTTGCGGTAGTGCTTACAGACATTGTTTATTGTCTCCTTTTCTCAGGTAAATGGTTAGGACGCAGCCATGAGGTCATGCGCAATGAGAACATCGAGGATGTCGTTGATGGCGGAGCGGGCCTCAGCGTCTTGAGTTGCTCCACCGGAAGGATCAGCGATGAAGGTGCTTTCGGCAGCCTTGTGCTCAACGGTGTGCGGGATGGCAAGGAACCGCTGATCGTCAGCCGTGTTCCCCTGGTAGAGCGAGCGGCCAAGGACGATCCCTGAGCCAGCGCTTCCAACGGGCGCCACTTTGCCTCCAGCCGCCGCGATGAACTTGCCGCCCTTGGCGATCACGCCATTGGCAACGAATCGAGCGGTGCCAGGCTGGCCCAGCAGGCGGATTCGGACATATTCAGAATCAGCAGAAAGGCGGCCCTCATAGGTGCCGATTGCATTTGCTGCGGTGGCCAGAATCTTGCAGGTGTCCTCGGCGGTGCCGAGCTCCACAAGGTAGCCTTCCTTTCCGCTGAGTTGGCCCGCGGTCTCCTCCTTGAGAGTGATATAGGGGCCTTCAGTTACTCCAGTAGTGTTCATGGTAGTCTAAAGTCGTTGTTGTTTGTCGGTTAGTTTTTGGACGACCGATGAGCCTGGAGAATGGCCTGGGTCGCTTCGATTTGAAGCGCTGCGCCTTCCTGACCGAGCCCCATTTGGGTGTGATAGTCCTGGTAAGATTGGGTTCCCATCTGGCGGATGGCATCGCCCACATTTTTGGCCTTGCCTGCCTGCACGAGATCGCGAGCACGTTCGAGCAGCGATTTGTCGCTATCGTCGATATCCTCTGCGGGGCCGGCCTTGGCCGCCTTCACGACGGGCTTTTCCAAGTCAGAGGCAGGAATGCGATTCATGATCGCCTTGGCCGTCTCGGGGCTGGATAGGAACTGCTCGCGCATCGAGGCCTTGAAATCCTCATCCTTCGGCTTGATGCGCCCGGCCTTTACGTGCTCCTCGATGAAAGCATCAGCTTGAGCTTCCTTCATGGCTTGCACTTGCGCCAGGGCGTCTTCTTTCTCCTTCTTAGCGGTTACGAGGGCCGCTTGAAGGTCCTTGTCTTGCTCTTTGGAACGGGAGGCGGTGATATGCTCGGCAATCATCGCCGCGGCCTTCTCAGGATCCTTGGCTTGCTCTGCGGTAATCACCCCCAGCTCCACGAACTTGGTTAGGTCCATTGGTTTCTGTGTTGGTGGTTGCTTGGGTTCTTTCGCAGCCCTCTTGGCGGCGATAGATTCGATGCTCTCGAAGGCCGGATCGCTCACCAGCCCGCCGATTGCTTTGCTTGATGGGTGTAGCCCTAACGGTTTACCCTCCGGGGAGAGGAGAAACTCAGGGGAGAAAAATTGAAGCTCTTTGTCTTGGATCGATTGCTTGGCCGCCGTGGTCCATTCGGACTCACAGATGAGCCCTCGCTCTTCATCCCAAAGGAAACGTTTAGGATGGCCCGCCGCTCGGCCTCCCTCATGCAGGTAATCGAAGAACGGGGGAACGTTTTGCGCTTGAAGGGCCTCGAGGTCCGCCTGGAAGACCTTCTCGATGCCGGCTTCCACAACCACCTCACGAGTGGCGGTCTGACCGTTCACTTTGGCCGTGATCGTGTGCCGCCCTTTGGGAAGATACTGGATCAGCCTTTTCGGCTCTTTGGAGTCGGACGCAATGAGTGCCGTCGCAAATCCAGCCTGAATGAGATCGCCCTGCATGGTATCTCCCACCAAGGACTGAAAACAACCCTGCGGAAAGGCTGGCAAATGGGCGTTGCTCGGCCTACCATCTCAAGAATGAGCGACTCTCAGTATTCAGGAGCCCGAATCAAATTTCGCTGCGGTGAGAAGGATTATGATATCAAGGTTAAGGAAGAAGACGCTTCCATATCCATTGACCAAGAAGTCTGCTACAAGGATGAGGATGGCATTTATTATTCACTGACAAGGGACAACGATGGCAACGATGCTCTCCGGTATTGTGCCGTGCCTGACGCAATAGTAGAGCTAAGGTTGAAGGCAAAGATTGAAGATCCTCGCTCACTTCTTCTGAGGGCCCCCGAGACAGTGGATGTCACTATCGAACTGGCAGGGTCGGAAATCTTGGGCCATTTAAAATCGGTCTGTTCAGATGGCCATATCGAGGTTGTTGCCCACACTCCCACTAAAATCCGAGCGTTTGAGCTGCCTGCTGGTTGGAGGCGCCCCAAAGACTGGACCCCCCAGATGCTGATGCCATTGCCATCTGAGTGTGGGGAGTGGGCGACGGGCTAACGAGCAAGTTCAGAGTTGACCGACAAAATCGGAGCTCAACTCTGAACTTGACGATTCGGTGGCAGGACATTCGCGAATGTCTCAGTTTTCGGTCCCGTAAACAGTTTACCAGAGCCAAATCGTTTAACGTCAACGGACGTCAGAGAGCCCCTTCCAGCTCCCGAGCCATCGCCTTGATGAAAGGCTCAAGGAAGACGTCATCCACCGGGAGAGCCCCTGGCCATTTTGGATGTGTCACCGAGCGCTTCAGCGCGTAGGCGGTCTTCGCCGGCGTGCCCTTCCGCTCGACGAACATCAGCACGTCTTTCCCGCGTGGCCGAAAGAGGCGGAATCCCGTGACTCGCTCGAACTGCTTCGTTGTGCGGCCATGCGCTCGGGGATCGATGGGAATCGTCAGCCATGGATTGCCTCGTATCGTGCCTCCCTCCACCTTGTGGCGGAAGTGAGGGTGAGCGTTGACGATGATGGCTTTGTCGGATGAGATCGGACCGCGAGCCCATGCCCGAGTGACATCCCTCGGCCATTGCGTGCGGGTTCGGCCTGCTCCCCAGGTGGGCAGAGCGTGGTTGAACCATCCTCCCGCCGAATCAAACTGGCGGTGATAGTCTTGGACCCCCTCAACGGCAGCCTGGGCGCCGACCGCGTTCAGGTCCCGCCTCTCCTCCGGGCCTAGCAGGTTAAGCAGTCGCTGGAGGCCTGGGGTGGCGTAGTCTTCAAGATGGAATGTGACACCGACGCTCACTTGGCTGGCAAATCGAGGGCCTTCTGTCCCGCGCCTGCCAACATTGCGGTTCCCACCGCTCGAACCATCGCCTCCTCCAGTGCGCCGGTGTTGAGCTCAAGGTCAGGGATCGTGGCCGCAGCCTCAACCAGCACTCGCTCAAACTCTGCCGGCGTGGCTTTACCTTCCAAGGCCATCGTGACAAGCGGACGAAAGAAATCAGCGGCAGGTTCGAGCCATTCCTGTGCGACATTGGGAACCATGGCCGCGACATTCTCTTGAAGGGCCTCCAGTGTCGCCGTGTTGAGCGTGGCCGCCGCTTTGACATGATCGCCCTGCCTGGCCCTCTGCGCAGTTGTCTCACCTCCTCGGGGCTCCTCCTCGCCTTCTAAATTGAATGGAGCCCGACCCGACTCCGGGCCGGGTTGCGGCTGAGTTCCTGGCGTGACCCCATCTGCATCGCCTGGGTCGGGCTCCGGATTCACCAGCGATGGGGAAGATGATGGGGTGAAAAGCTCCTCGCCGTCTTCTGGCATCCTCACGCCATGACGATCATAGATATCCTTGATCGCGACGGGTAGACGCATGGATCCCGAGAAAAGCTTCTCGTCTCGCTCCACCTTTTTCAGCGCATCCTCATCGTCGGGCCAGTCCGGTTGGATGTAGGGCAGCTCTTCTGCGTCTGGATAGTTTGCCCGGATAACCGCGGGAACCAGTTGGAAATTGAGGATCTCAGCAGCAAAGGCCACCGCGGACTCAATTCGACTGCGGCGAATAGACTCGTGCACATCGCCGAGTGCACGGCTGCCGGAGTCTCCAACGTCACTGGTCAGCGTCTGGCCAAGGATGAACTTCGCGACGGCATTGTTTGCCATCGTGATGAGTTCCTTCTGTGGCAGAGATTGAGCCCCGGATGGAATCGGTGTGATGTCAATCTTCGTGCCATCGGGGCCGGACGCCCATCCGGCGGTGCCGATGTTCTGGAGTGCATTGTTCAGCGCAATCCTCGCTTGGTCATCGCCTTCGCGGTAGGTGCCGAATCGGAAGGGAACACCGAAGACCTGGCCATATTGAAGGAACCACTTCAGCCCATAGACGGCAGCGATCCAGTAGGGAACAAGCGCACGGAGAGGAGCCGTCTGAAGAGTGCCGCCGCGGTGCCACCGTTTCTCGCCCACCAGGAACTTGTTGGGGTCGAATTGAACCAGCTTGTCGGCCATTCTTCCATTCGGAGAAAACAACACCTGATCAATCTCGCTCCCATGGCGAGGATAGCGGTAGAAGATCGGCGAGAGCTCCTCGGTGTCAGTTGGCAGCCAAAGCCCATCAAAGACACCCCAGTGAATTTCTCTGATTGTCAGCCCATAGAAATACCCCATCGCCAGCTCTCGCACCGTGCCATGCCATCCCATCCGCCGAGTGTTGGCCATAGGCCGCATCGATCGCTTGAGCTTCTGGATGATCGACGCTTTATCCTCAGCAGTAGGAGTAGGCTCTTCCCCCTCCTCTGCGAATGGTTGCACTGCCAATGGTGCCCGTGCGGCCTCATCGCAGACCTGATTAAGGGCCTGGCCAAGATCCGGCCAGGTGCCCACCATGATATTGAAGAGATTGTCCTGCTCGAGGGGATCGCCGTTGATGGCGCCCTTGAGGATCCGAGCGACTTCATCAGGCTTGAGGATCTGCTCAAAACGTTGCCAAACACGATCATTCGCCAACGGCATGACGACGTTGGAGTTCAAACCGAAAGACCGCGAAGGTGTTCTCCTTACGGCCCTTGATCGTGTTGTGCGGATTCCCATGGCTAACTGCCGCTCGCTTTCTTCGCTGCGGGTTTATTCGGCGGCCCGTCTGAGACTCCCTTGGGCTCATCCCCCTTCTTGTCCGATTTTAGAGGGATGACTTCGGGGCCTTTCTTCTTGGACTCTTCGGCCTGCTTCTTGGCCTCCTCTTTCTTCAAGACCTGCTCGGTGATGTGCTCCTCTTGGAGCTCAATCTCATACCTCCGCAGCTGGTCCTTAATCTGCGCAACATCCTCCACGATGTCATAGTGATGCTTTTTGAGGTGGCGCGAAAGTGCCGCGTGAATGATGTGGATCTGATTCGGAGTGAGTTTGATTTCTGGTTGCTTCATTTTGATGGGGTGGGGAAATAATCAAGGAGCGGCATCGGCCCACTCCTGCGCCAGATCATCGGCGAGAGTGACGCTGGAAAGATCCGGAGCAAACGTCGCCGCATACGCTGGCACCTTCTCCCATGGATCAAACGTGACCGCGCCAGAGCCTTCCAAGGCCTGCACCTGAGCGGCGTGGCGAGTGAATAACAGAGCCGCTGATGCCGGATCGACATTGAGAAGCGCTTCCACTTCGGCCTTGTCTCGTGGGTTCTCTGGAGTTCCCCAGACCTTTCGGAATGCTTCGCTCAGTGAATGCTCCAGATTGACGAGAACGTTATCTGAGGCGCTCACTAGAGCTTCCATTTCAAGCTCCACCGAAGTCTTTTCGGGCGGGACTTCCTCTTGCGTGATTTTGTTTAGTGTTGGCATGAGTGTTACGCACTAGTGACGGTTTCCCAAGCAGATCCGGTGTAAACCGCCAATTTGCTCAAAGTGGAGTCGTAAACCACCATCCCCGCCGTCGGTGACGCGATTGCGTTTTTCTGCGTGGTGGTCATGCGCGGAGGCATGAAAGCTTTCGTTGTAGACGTTAGGTCTAGGAGGGCGTTAGCGTTCGGCGCGCTCGTGCCAAAGCCCGCGTTGCCGCTGGAGTCGATAGTAAACGCCGTGGTGTCCCCCATTACGATTTCTAATGGGCTCGCGGTTGACCCGCCGGGAGTCGTCCATGAGTAAATCCGATTTTTCCCACTCTCAGCCCCAACCACCAGCGCTGAAGCCGTGGCGCCTGTTCGGCTAAAGGCCGCGTAAACGTTGTCAGCATCACTGACATGTAATTTTCGACTCGGTGCCGAAGTGCCAATACCCAAATTCCCGCCCAAAGGATTCAACACCAACGGCAACGCGCTCGTTCCATCACCTGCTTGAATGCCTTGGGCGTTGTTCGCGCTGTTGGCATAGCCAAGATACAGCCCATAAGGCGTAGCGTTGTTGCTTCCCAGGATCTTGACTACTGCGTCAGTGCTCGCATCTGAAACGCTGGACCACGTGTTGGTGGCTTCGTCATGCTTTACGGTGAGCTTGTTAGGTGGCGCGACGCCATAGCCAACTGACACATTGCTATTTGCGCTAATTCTCAACAACTCATCCGAGGCAGTAGCTGCGGAAGCGGTTGAATCAGGGTCTACGCAAAAAATTAAATCCCCTAATCCATTAGAGCCAGTCTCTATATGGGCGATAAATGATTTATATGACGTGTAGTCCGTTCCGGCTGCGGTAGAAAATTTAATGCCCGCTAGATCCCCCGTGGTGGAGCGGTTGTCGCGAATAGCTAAAAACGTCCCCCCTGATCCCCCCCACAGATCGAGCGGGTTTTCGGGTCCAGTGGTGCCCCCTGTCCCGATGCCGATGTTGCCGCTGCTTAGAATGGACAAATGATTGTTCGCCCCATAGCCAAGATTGAGCGTCGTGCTCGCCTCATCCCAGCGGATCCTGCCAACGGTCGTTCCGTTGTTATTGTCGAAAAGGATGTCGGCGGTCGCGGCGGCGCTGTTGGCGTCGGTGTCAGCCTTGAGAGTGAGGGATGCGTTGCCGGTGTTGTTCAGCGAGAAGGCGCCGTATCCAACAAGGGCCGTATCGCTGGATGTGCCTAAAGTGGTCGTTGTGCCGGATCGCTGAAGAACGACGCTCCCTCCAATCCTGACGTATCCGTTGATATCGACGCCAAACTTCTCGGAGGTTCCGATATCGAGACGCTGGAGGAGGCTCCCGGCAGCACTGGCGGTATCCGTGACGTCCAGATAGATTCCCTGGTAGGTCGTCCCTGAGTCCGTCCAGGTGTCCGTCAATGCGTCGAGCTTAACCGGCGTGGGCATGGCAAATTAAATGGAGTGCGTTATCACTGGGATTCAGTTTCCCACGCGGCGTTCAAGGTTTCACCAACGGTAATAGTGGAGCCGTCCACGGCGACTTCGTAAGGCGTTGCCAATTGCCAGTCTGCCACATCCTCAACCATTTGGTTGGTTAGCAGGTATTGCATCGCCGCCGCGTGGCGAGAGGAAAGCGCTAACCAATTGTCAGCCCCAAGCGCTTCGAGTTTGGCCACGAGCGCGTCACGGTCCTCGACGTTGCCAGGTGTTCCCCAGAACGCGGTGAAGCCCGAGAGGATTGCGGACACGTAACGTTGCGTTGCTAACGCCTCATCGTTGAGTGCGCGTTGCGCGGCATCTTGCGCCTCGGTGCGCGTTTGCGCTTGCGGGTCGAATACGGTTTTCGCTTTCATTTTATGAGAGTGCTACGGTTCCGCTTCTGACAGTCCCGTCGGAGCCTTTGAGTTTAAATGTGAGAGTTGTGTTGTTGGTCGCCTCAATGCAAAGGTCTCCGTTTGCGCTTGGCGTCAGGGAACTAGACGGACGAAGGAAGATGTCGCCCCAAGGCGCCGATGTCTCGCCTAAATCCATTCCCCCTGCCGCGCTGGGTTGAAGATTGGTATTTTTTAGAATCATTTTATCCGACCCACCCTGCCCGAAAATCAGACCGGTGTTGTCACTGTAGTCTAGAACCTTAACGGTGCCATTGGACCCCGCTCCGATCTGGATATTGCGCAAAGAACCCGTTCCCGCTGCCTCGGTGCTGATTTTCAGGAAATTCGTATCCCACCCGATGCTGAGACGCTCGTAGTTCGAGCCGTCGGTGTAGGTGTTGTAGAGCCTGGTCTCCTGCGGGTTCGTGCCGTTCCGCTGCTCCAAGATATTGGCTGACGGGCCATACAGTTTTGCATTTCCGAATGCCCCGCCGATGCCGAGTGTCGAGACAATATTAAGGGAAGAGAGGAGCGACGCACCTCCACCATAGAGCCGCACAGCATAACTGCCAGATCCGAGAACCTGGGCCGCTCCGCCTGCAGCGGTTAGGTCAATAATATTGTTACTGTAAATTCTGCCCGCTTCATTTCCAACCGCACCAATAACAGTTCCCGCCACATTAGGCACCAGCGCATTTCCTGCGCCTGCGCCCCAACCGGTGATGCCGCCGCCGGCCAAGTCGAGAATTTGAAGGGTGCCAGCCTTGTTGAAGGCCAGCGAAATCGTGTCAGCGTTGGTGTCGTGGTGAATCCCCCAATCATTGGCGTTCGGGTATTCGGTCAACGATGCCGGCGCCGCGCTCGATGTCTTTTGATTGGCGCGGCCGATATAAATTCTGCCCGCTTCATTCCCAACCGCACCAATATCAGTCCCCGCAACATCAGGCACCAGCGCATTGCCTGCGCCTGCGCCCCAACCGGTGATTCCGCCGCCGTCGAAATCGAGAGCTTTGATTGAGCCGCCTCGATTCACCGTCAAATACAACTTATCAGCGCCACTGTCGTAGTGAATGCCGAAATCTTTATCCGTAGGGTATTCGGTCGTTGTGGGAGTCGTGGCGGTGGTGGTCTGTTGCCGAAGAACCCCGCTAAAGGCTACGCTCCCCGCCGCCAGGGTCGTAACTGAACCTGCGTGTTGAATGACTGTCTCTCCCCCAATCTGGATATATCCGTTCTTATCGACGCCGAACTTTTGAGATCCCCCTACAGATAGCCAAAATAAGAAGCTATCTGATTGAGAAGCCGTATCTGTGACATCTAGCTTGATCCCACGATAGGAAATCCCTGCATCATCCCAGGTATCCGTGAGATTTGAAACCAAGACAGGAAGGCCCATGGATAAACTGTGTTCTTAGAGACTGCCGATGTCACTTGGCTGAAATGGTCGCTAAAAGAAGATCTCGGCCTCTTGCCGGAAGTCGGCCCTTGGAACGGTGATCCCCTTCGCGCGGTCGGCGGTGATAACTCCGGGATCGAAGGACGTGGAACAGGCAATGCATCCCATGATCGCATCTCCGCGGTCAGGAGACGTCAGGCCCCGGGCTTTCATGTCTGGCTTGGACTCGGCCCACAGAAGCGCTTTGTCGTCTCCTCGCTTTACCTTGTAAGCGATGCGGCGGCTGGTCAGCTGATCGAAGGCAGAAGGGTCGATGCCCTCGAAGTGGTAGAGATTGCGGCGGATCTCACGGGCGCCGGTGAACCATATCTCAGAGCCTCGATTGTAGTAGTGGGGATCATTGGCGGGGTCGCCGTTGTCCACTCGATTGATGGCCCAGCCGCGCTCTCGAAGGGCGTCAATCATCACATGACCGAGCCCCGAGTTGTCCCCGTAGATTTGGCCAGGAGAAAGACCGTGCTCCTCGAAGAGATGAATGAAGCGGTCGCACGCCTGCATCGTGTCGAAGTCATACCAAGCGTCAGCCAGGGTGATTCGGTTGCCGTTCTTCACTGCCAGGACGTTCTCATCCCCGCCGGCGGCGAAGTCGCAGAAGGCAGTCTTCGCGCCCGCGAATGGGATGTTCTCGGGGGAGGCATCGAGGGCCTGGCGTAGATCGTCAGGGGAGAGGATGACTTCATTGCCGAGCGTCGTGAAATCGGCGTAGTGCATCGAGCGAACCAACGGCGAGTTCTTCCCGTAGCGCTCGCAGTCCTGCTCAAACTTCCCGGGAGTGGCTTTCTCGATGTGGGGGCAGTCCCAATAGGTAGCGCGGACCTGATAGAAGTAGTGCTTCTCCGAATGGAAGCAGCGGAAGAACTGTCCGGAGTCCGGGCCAGGGGAGGAAACGAAGAGCTGAAACTGCCTCGTGCACCGGTCCACTGCCTGGAAGGTTTCCTCGGGGACGTTCTTGGCCTCATCGACGATCCAGAAAACAGGATCGACTTCCGCCGAGACCTTCGGGTGCCAACCCTCTGCACGAAAGCCGTCGTCGGTGGAGAATCCGATGGCCTGGCCGCCTTCTAGGGTCCGGAGCTCCAGCTCGTTCCATGTCCAATCGGGGAAAAGCGGACGGAATCGCTTCAGTGCTGGCCAGAGCTGATGTTTGACCTGTCGGAAGGATCCTGAGGTGATCGGCACCCATCCACGAGGATAGCGGTTGAGAAACCACAGAATGAGCGGCGCCACGATCATCGTGGTTTTCCCTGATCCGTTGGCGGCTCGGACTGCCGTCCTGCGGCCCTGCCCTACAGCCTCAAGGGCCTCGATATTCCACTCATAGAGATCGAGCCCCAGACGCTTGAACGCAAACTGCGAGGGAGATAGTTGAGTGGGGATCATCCCTCACTGTGCGTGATGCCATCTCCGTTTACCGGTTTCATTCCACGGTTCACCTTCTGAAACTTCCTCACGAAGTCGTCTTCTTCCTTTTTGGTTCGTTCCTCGACGTTCACGACGGTCGTTGTGTTGGAAACCATTTGCACGTCGGGCTTGGCGTAGACTTCGGGTTTTCGGGCCTTCAGCAGGAAGGTCAGAAGCCCGTCTGAGTATTCCTTGACGGTTCCGACTTTCTTCCCTCCCTGGTAGACGGGTTTATCATTCCCCTCAACTGCGCGGCGGTAGGCTTCTCTTTCCATGGCTGGAATATCGCGAGCATCTCGCTGTGCCCTGTAAAGGGATCGCAATTCCGGATCCTTCTCGACATGCCGATAAAAAGTTGCCGGGTGGATTCCTTCTCTTTCAACCGCAACGTGAGTCCCTTGGCCGGCGTCGATGCGCGACAAAACGCGATCAAAGAGAGCGCGGCTGAATTTCTTCTTGGCTGGCATTGGATTGTGTCTCCTCGCTTTCTTTGTTGGGCTTCGATTTCCCCGCCTTGCTGGCGGGTTTCTTGGTCTTCGTGTGAATGACCTTTCCGTCTTTGAGTGTGTAGTGTCCCATGGCGTTGTCGGTTGGTGGAAGGTGGCGCCCAGTTTGTAGGCTTGTAGTAGATTCCCGAGGAGTGGTTAAAATCCGTCTGAGGGAGAGATTCTTGGTGAGGGCGGGGGATTCATGCGGCGTCCTCCTTCTGTTGTTCTCGCTCGCGCTCTTCTCTGGTTTTGAACCTGACTGCCTTTGGACCGAACACGGCGAGATCGCCCATCTCCTGTTTCAGGTGAGCTCGCTCCTCTTTGTTGAGCACTGAGAGCGAGATTTTGAGCCTCTCATTGAGTGATGGCTTTCTTCGGTTGCTGCCTTTGGCCGGTTGTTCTCTGGCGACGAGTTGAAGTGATTCGGCCTCAGCGCGGGAAACATCTTGCTGGTCGATGAATGAGTTGAATCCGTAGGGAGGCCAGGGAGTGGAGAAGCCGCCGATTTCTGGGGAGTTCATGTAGCCGGCCCAATATTCGTAATCGCTTTTTAGCCTGACGTTTCCTTCTTCCATGACGTGCCGGGGCCGCTTGTCGATGGCGCCCGGGTTCCGCACGACCCTGGCGGCTGGGAAGGCTTCGAGAACAACCGGCTCCATTCCTTGGCGCCATGATCCGTAGCCGTAAGAGGTGGCCACGTTCGTTCTGAAGATCAGTCGAAGGCGTGCTTCGCTGCGGATGTCGGTAATGTCGCCCTCGTTGACGATATCGGGGAGTCCCATTCGCTTGGTGTTGATCCCTTCCCGAATGGCGAGAGCTCGCATTTCCTCCACGAACTGAGCCATGCCAGCGGCAGTCAGTTCACCATTCTCATCGCGGTTCCGCTCGAGGAAATTCAGGATGAAGACTTTGCCTCGCTTGAGGAAAAACTCATTCTCAACGCGGGAGGAGAAGAAGGCCCTTTCCCTGACATCGACGTCCTGGGCGGCCCACGTGGAAGAGTCCCACGGTCTACCTGTGGGGATTCTCTGCCGGAGCTTGTCTAGAGCTTCGGCGAATGGAACTGGCTCAGTGAGCGGCACATCCTAAAGAAACCGCCAAAATGGATGGCGGGGAACCTCTCTAACTGGTCGCCTCCTCGAGGTATTCTTGGAGCGCGGGCATGATGGGCGCGAATTCCTCTCGCATGTTCAGAGCGTCGATCTGCCTGATCACCCGGGAGATGATCGCTGTGGCGCTTGGCTTGCCCTCTGAGGGATCTTCCAGGGGAGCGGCGGGGACTTGTCCCTCTTCGGCCTTGTAAGCCTGCCATTTCTCGTGCGTGCGCTCGCAGAGGATAGGCTTTCCGTCTTTGCCTTTGATTCCCCAGAGCAGGCGATACCCAAAGTCCCGAAGACGGCGGGCCAGGGTGGGGTCGGTGGTTTCCATGGCGACTTCGATGCGGTCGCCAGTGACTTGGTGATCTCCGCAGACGGATCCGCGGAAAAGGTATCCGCCCGAGTATCGGCACATCTCGACATCCTCGACGGTGACATCGACGGTTGTCTTCTTTGCCTTGCCCGATCCAGCGAGGGAATGAGAGTCGAGAATGTTCCGCATGGAACGCCACTCCTCACGGTCGATCACCTCTCCTACTTCATCAAAAGTTTCACACTGTGAAAAATACGGTGAATTTGCCAGTGAGATGAAACGATGGGCGGAAGTCCGGTTGAGTCCCTTGGCGAGTTTGGCAGCGTCAAATTGCCCGTGACGACAGAGATGCTTCAGCGCGATGAGATCGCGGCCCGCCTGCACCGAGGCCCAAACTTGAGCCCTGAGCCCGCCTTCCCGAATCTCGGCGAGGTGATTCTCCAGGCTCTGTTTAAGAGCTTCGGCCTGATTTTCGGATTGATCGACAGTGGCAGCCTGCACGACCAAGACTCTACCTCATAAGGCAATGAGTGGGCAAGGTTTTTGTGTTTTGATAGAATCTGCGCCAATATGCGCGAATGTTATTCAATGTGCGCTAGGCGCTTTCTTTACTGAGATGCTCGAGCAGGCTTTTTAGGTTCACCAGCCTCTGGCTGACTCTGCCGCTTGGCCCGGTCATCACGTAGGACGTGACCGGGGCATTCTCCCCCGTGATGAGTTTGAGGATAGCGTAGCGGGAAAGCCCGGAGTAGGGGCATCGCTCTTTCCTCCGCGGAAGTCGAACGTAGGCCGGATGGTTCATGGCTATTCGAGGGCTGGGTCGGTCGTGACGACGGAGTAAACCCCTCGCTGGTCTCTCTGGCGGGAGTAAAATGCGAGCACCTTGCCGGAACCGCGAGAGAACTGAGCTCCGGACTCTTTCCGCCGAGGCACATCATTTACGCAGACGGTGGTCTTGTTGAGATCGCCAACCGTGCCCGTCCGGTGGCTGATGTTCTGCAATGTCACCGAGGCGGCTGGGTTCTCGATCCTTACGGTTTCCGACTTTGAGTCAGAGAATAGATTGGCCGCGAGATAGCAGTAGGCACCATCGATGCTGAGTCGGGAAGCGGTTCGGTCATCGGGGATGAGAACGCACGGTGCCGCGGAGTCTATTCCTCGGGGAGGATTGTGTTCGAGGTGTGCTTGGCTCAATCGTCCGCACGTCCGGGATGAGAGGATGATACAAGGCTGGCGGAAGACTGCCTGGCGCCCGTTCCAGTGATGCACGGTGAGGTTCCTGATGTCGAAATTGAGCCCATGGACATTCATCCCGATGGCATTGGGAAATTTGACGTTCGGCGAGTGAATCCAGATCTTCTCGAAGACGACGGTGTTGACCTGCGGGAGGTGATTGGCGGGCGTTGGATCGTTGTGCTCGTGATGCTGTCTTGTTGGGCCGCCGATTCCGTAGCCGGAATAGTTGCTGACGCTCACATAGCGCACCGTGGAGCACTCTTGCAGTCCGCTTTCCCACATGATCCCAGATACAGGCCTTTGAGGCTTGAGCGGGCAGACGATCGCCACGTTCGATACTCCGCATTGAAACCCCTCGTCCGGGTTGGGCCCGAGTCGTTTCTTCTCGTAGCCGATCTCAACGACTGGCGTCGTGCCTTGCGGGAAATGCTCGGTCTTGATGTGGTGAGAGGTGTCGAATTCCCAATGCACTGAATCGCACCAAAGGCGGGATCCAAACCCAATCCCGCTGTAACCTTGAAGGATAACCTTGCGGCCATCGCCTCGAATTGGCCGGCAGATGGGAATGTTGCCCTTCGGGAGTTTCAGCTCTCTGGGGAAGGTCACGCCATAGCCGTCGTTGGCCTGGATGGCTTCCTCGATGATTCTGCTGTTGTATTCGGCATCGTGTTTCCTGGCGATGCGCGGATCGACAAACGTGCGGACCGGCAAAACGTCGCTGGTCTGATGTCTCCGCATCCTCTCCTCAAAGAGAGAATCAAAGAATGCGGAGGTCGCTTTAAGATACTGCTCTGGAATGTTCATGTTTTTTCTCTCGGAAATAGATTCTCTTCACGCGGTCCATTGCCTGCGCGTCGGTTAGTTGGTATTGATTCTTACAATACCAAAAAGAGGCCCTCACTTGGTTGGCGGTTTTCTCGATTCCACGACAGGCGAACCAGACAGACCACTGCTCACATGTTTTCCCCAAAATCTTTTTGTAACGGTCCCGGGGATCGCCAGACAGTTTCTTCCCATTCTTCCACCGCCATCTCACGGTGTCGCGATGCAGCCCGTGGCGCCGCGCAAACTCCGACAGAGAGCATCCATATTCTTCAAAGAATGATCTATTCATGTAACTCATAGCTTTAATTTCCAGTTAGGTTTTCTTCGATTGAAGTCATGCATTGAAGTGCTGGCTCAAAGGCGGCCAGTATTTCTCTGCCTAACTTCGTGGGGATCATCTTGCACTTTGGGCCAGGGAGCCGGCGGAAGAATAGTTTCGCCTGGACGCTATCTTCCGCAGCCCGGATGGCGTTGCTGATCGTTGGTTGTGTTCGGTTGAGTTTGGCGGCTGCCTTTCTCACGCTGCCTAATTGGGCGACGACTGCGACCACGCAGAGCTGATTTGGCGCAAGAATCCTCATGCCTTAATTCGGTAGAAGGTTTCCGGGATGAGGGATTCAGCGGCCTGGGTGGGATCAATGATCCACGTCCTCCCTTCCCGTTGCATGATCGCCGGTAGATGTTCGCCAAAGTCCATGGGGCCGACCTCGATGGCGAGCGCATACGGAAGGCCGATTGCCTGCTCAAGGAGCGCATTGGCGCCTAGTCTCACGCAGTCTTCCAAAACCTTCTGCGAGAGATACCAACCATTCGCACTCGACATGATGAGCGCATGCAGCACGCGCCTCCGGTTGCCGGTGAAATAGATTTGCTGCTGGCGAACCACGAGGGTCGATTCTCTGAGCCGGCGAGAAATTACCTCCCCTTCCTCGTTCTTCTCGATGTCGCAGATGGGCTCCATCGGTGGCACTCCAAGGTTCTCCATTCGGGCCTGATACCAAGCGAACGGGTAGCACTGGCTGCACGGTTCATAGCGAGGCTCCGGAGTGAGATGTCGGGCGGAGGTTGCTACGCTGCGGTCAATCAACATTTCCCGGTGTTGACCGCAGCCTTTGCAACTGATGGCCATTGGAGCCCCGCACTCGGCCACGATATCCAATGCCTTCGAGGTTCGCGGGCTCATTCGCTGATATGCTCCAACCGTAACCCTTGGCAGGTCGGTGAGCTGCTCTGAGACTCCTTCAAAGCCCTCTGGCGGTGCAGTTAGGTTAAGTGTTTGATTCATGATCAAAAGGGGATTTCCTCGTCCTCGTCGTCAGATATTGCTGGTGACGTTTGCTTGGCCGGTTGACGTGGCTCGGGTGATCGTTCTTCCGTTCGGCCCCTCCCCCCGCCGACGAAGGTGAAGCTTTCACCGACGACTTTCAGCTTGGTCCGAGTCTTCCCGGTTTCTTTGTGCTCCCACGAGTCGAGTTTGAGCCGCCCGTCGATGAAGATCGGCTCGCCCTTCTTGAGATATTTACCAACCACTTCAGCCTGGCGCCCGAAGAAGGTCACATCGATGAAGGTGGTTTCTTCGTGAGTCTCATCGTCCTTCCGATATTTCCGATTCGTGGCTAGGCCCAGCTCGGTGATCACTGATCCGCTGGCGGTCCGTTTGATGTCGGGATCTCGTGTCAGCCTCCCGGCGATTTCTACTTTGTTTCTGTCCATTTTTGGTTCTTTGCGTTCGTTCGTTTGATCATGCAGCCTCCTCCTTCCGGGCCGTGGCCAGCCGCTCGATGCACCATCCTCCTTCGTGGAAGAGTCGGGCCTCGTGTTCGGCGTCAGTGATGATTCTCGCGGCCCGAAGTCGGGCCAGGAACCGAGCCTCCCTCAGTTGCTCCTTCCTGGCTCTGAAG